AGATGTCACAAAGAGAAATAGAAATGGCCAGACGAAGTCTGGTTTATATTCTCTGTTTGTCCCAATGGAATGGAACTACGAAGGATTTATTGATGAGCACGGACTTCCAGTTTTTGATACACCAGACGTCGATGTGTTCGGTCCAGATGGTGAATTAATAGACGTAGGCATTATAGAACATTGGCAAAATGAGGCTGATGGTTTAAAAGGTGATCACGACGCTTTAAATGAGTTTTACAGACAATTCCCTAAAACTACTGAGCATGCGTTTAGAGATGAAGCAAAGGGTAGTATCTTTAATCTAGTTAAGATATATGAACAGATAGATTATAACGAAGAAATGTCTAGAACTCTTGGTGTTACTAAAGGTAATTTCCAATGGGTGAATGGAGTAAAAGATACACAAGTTATATTTTATCCAGACCAAAATGGTAGATTTAAAGTCAGTTGGGTTCCAAAGACTGGATTACAAAATAAGGTGGTACTTAAAAATGGTATTAAATATCCTGGTAATGAACACATGGGAGCGTTTGGTTGCGATTCTTATGATATATCAGGAACCGTAGATGGAGAAGGATCAAAAGGAGCATTACATGGCTTAACCAAGTTTAGTATGGAGGACGCTCCCGCGAACAGCTTCTTTTTAGAATACTTATCAAGACCACCTACGGCTGAAATATTTTTTGAAGACGTTTTAATGGCGCTAGTATTTTATGGTATGCCAATACTTTGTGAGAATAATAAACCTAGGTTACTTTATTATTTAAGAAGAAGAGGATATAGAGGTTTTAGTATGAACAGGCCGGATAAAGTATGGAATAAATTATCTGTAGCAGAAAAAGAAGTTGGAGGAATTCCTAACTCCAGTGAAGATATAAAACAAGCGCATGCCGCTGCGATTGAGATGTATATACAAGATCACGTAGGTATGCAACAAGATGGAACATTTGGAGATTTATATTTTAATGCTCTATTAAATGATTGGACTAGATTTGATATAACTAAACGTACAAAGTTTGATGCGTCTATTAGTTCAGGTTTAGCAATTATGGCGAATAATAGACATTTATATGCTCCGAACGCAAAAATTGAAAAACCAAAATTGAACATACATGTTTCTAAATATGAAAATAAAGGTAATATGTCAAAAATAATTAAACAATAAATATGGCAGAGTCTGGCATTAAAAATTATTTCCCAAGTCAAACCGTAAGTGATCAAGAAAAATTAAGTTATGATTACGGTTTAAAAGTAGGTAAAGCTATAGAGACAGAATGGTTTAATAATGATAGAAGTTCTAATAGATATAAAACTAATAGTAATAATTTCCATAATTTAAGATTGTATGCTAGAGGCGAACAATCTATTCAAAAATATAAGGATGAGTTATCAATAAATGGTGATTTGTCCTATCTTAATTTAGATTGGACACCTGTTCCAATTATTTCAAAATTTGTAGATATTGTTGTAAACGGTATAGCCGAAAGAACTTATGATGTAAAAGCTTATTCTCAAGATCCTTATAGTGTAAAAGAACGAACTAAATATGTAGAAGCTTTACTTTCAGATATGCGAATGCAAGATGTTAACAATTTTGCTTTGCAATTTGGTATGGATTTATCAGAAAGTTCTGTTACTGATTTACCTGAAACAAAAGAGGAAGTAGAGTTATACATGCAATTGACTTATAAGCAATCTATAGAAATAGCTGAAGAACAAGCTTTAAAAGTTCTTATGGAAGGTAATAACTACGAATTAACAAGTAAAAGGTTTTATTATGATTTAGCTGTTCTTGGTATTGGTGCTGTAAAAACAAGTTTTAACACATCTGAAGGTGTTACTATTGATTATGTTGATCCTGCTAATCTTGTATATTCTTATACAGATTCTCCTTATTTTGAAGATATATATTATGTTGGTGAAGTTAAATCTATTCCAGTAAATGAATTGGCAAAACAATTTCCTCACCTTACAGAATCTGATCTTGAGGATATAGTAAAAAATAAAACTTTTAATAGAAATAATTATAGCACTAGGTTTTCTATTGATAAAGAAGATAATAATACAATCCAAATTCTATACTTTAATTATAAAACTTATATGAATGAGGTTTATAAAGTAAAAGAAACTGGAACTGGTGCTGATAAAATTATACCTAAAGATGATAGTTTTAATCCTCCATCAGACAAAGAGGGTGGATACTCTAAAATGTTACGATCTATAGAATGTTTATATGATGGCGCTATGATTCTTGGTACCAACAAACTACTTAAATGGGAAATGGCTAAAAACATGTTACGCCCTAAGAGTAACTATACTAAAGTTAAAATGAACTATGCTATTGTAGCGCCTAGAATGTATAATGGTAAAATAGAATCATTAGTTGGTAGAATAACTGGTTTTGCCGATATGATTCAACTAACTCATTTAAAATTACAGCAAGTGATGGCGAGACTAACACCAGATGGTGTTTATTTAGATGCTGATGGTTTAGCTGAGATCGATTTAGGTAATGGTACAAACTATAATCCACAAGAAGCATTAAACATGTTCTTCCAAACCGGATCTGTTATAGGTAGATCGTTTACAAGTGACGGTGATTTAAATCCTGGTAAAATACCTATTCAAGAAATACAATCCGGATCTGGAGGACAAAAATTACAAAGTTTAATTGGTACATATAATTATTATTTACAAATGATAAGAGATGTCACTGGATTAAACGAAGCTAGAGATGGTAGTACACCAGATAAAAATGCTTTAGTAGGTATACAAAAAATGGCTGCCGCAAACTCTAATACAGCGACTAGACATATTTTACAAGCTGGGTTATTTTTAACAGCTGAAGTGGCAGAGTGCCTGTCTCTTAGAATATCTGATATTATAGAATACTCTCCAACAAAAGATGCTTTTATCCAAAGCATTGGAACTCATAATGTTGAGACTTTGGATGAAATAAAGAAACTTAATTTATACGATTTTGGTATATTTATAGAATTATCACCAGATGAAGAAGAAAAACAAATGCTAGAGAATAATATTCAAATGGCATTGCAACAACAAAGTATAGAACTTGAAGACGCTATTGACGTGCGAGATATTAAAAATCTTAAATTAGCAAATAAGTTGCTAAAGTTACGACGAAGTAAAAAACAAGAAAGAGATAGACAATTACAATTAGAAAATATAGAAGCTCAAACTGAATCTAACACAAAAGCAGCTCAAGCCGCTGCTCAAGTTGAAATGCAAAAAAATCAAGCAGAAGCTCTTTCTCAAGCTGAACTTGAAAAAATGAAAGCGCAATTGGAATCTCAAAAAATGATACAAGAAGTTGAACACAAAAAAGAATTAATGGGATTAGAATTTCAATACAGCATGCAACTTAAAGGAATTGAGGTTGATGGGGTAAAGGAAAGAGAACGACAGAAAGAAGATCGTAAAGATGAGAGAACAAAAATACAAGCAACACAACAATCAGAAATGATTGACCAAAGAAACAAGGATAAACCACCTAAAAATTTTGAATCTGCAGGTAATGATATTCTAAGTGGCGGATTTAATTTAGGTTTATAAATTTATTAATTATTATTATATTATATTATGGCAAAAAAGAAAACAGAGGTAGTAGAAGAGACTACTAAAGAAACAAAAGTAAAGGAACCTAAAGGTGATATTACAAAGGTAAAAGAAAAAATGCAAATGAAACCTATAGTTGAAGAAGAAACTATAACTAAGGTTGATTTAAACAAACCACCAGAAACTAAAGAAGATGAACAACCAGAAAATACCAATAAAGAAGAGGTTGTTGAAGAAAAGGTTATTGAAGAAACGACTGATAAAGAAGAGGTTGTTGAACAAACTACAGAAGAAAACACTGAAATACCTATTATAGAAGAAGTAACTAGTGAAGAAACAGAAGCAGAAGTAGAGGAACTTGCAGAGCAAACTGTTGAAGCTATAACTAAAGCTGAAGAAACCGGAAAAGATTTACCAGAAAATATCCAGAAACTGATGGATTTTATGGAAGATACTGGTGGAGATTTAAATGATTATGTTAAACTTAATCAGGATTATAGTAAATTAGAGAATAAAGATTTATTATATGAATATTATAAACAAACAAAACCTCATTTAAATATAGAAGAAATTAACTTCCTTATGGAAGACACGTTCTCTTACGACGAAGATGTAGACGAAGAAAGAGATATACGTAGAAAAAAATTAGCGTTAAAAGAGCAAGTTGCCAGCGCTAAAACTCACTTGGAAGAGAACAAATCCAAATACTATGAAGATATCAAAGCTGGTTCAAAGCTCACGAGTGAGCAACAGAAAGCAGTTGATTTCTTTAATAGATACAACAAGGAATCTGAGGAAAATCAGAAAACAGCAGATGCAGCTAAATCTACTTTCTTAAATAAAACTGATCAAGTTTTTAACGATAAATTCAAAGGTTTTGAATATAATGTCGGGGATAAGAAATTTAGATTTAATGTTAGGGATACTAATGAGATTAAAGAGACTCAAAGCGACATTAACAATTTTGTCAAGAAGTTCTTGAATAAGAAAAATGAAATGTCTGATGCTAAAGGTTATCATAAATCTCTTTATACCGCAATGAATGCTGACGCTGTTGCTAGTCACTTTTATGAACAAGGAAAAGCTGACGCTATGAAAGATAGTGTCGCTAAAGCCAAAAATGTGAATATGGATCCAAGGCAAGCCCATGGAACTATTGAAGCGGGTGGTGTTAAAGTAAGAGTGTTAGGTGATAATTCTTCTGATTTTAAGTTTAAAATTAAAAATAAATAACAATTTAAAATTACAAAATTATGGCAATTACCGCAGGTGGTAGTTTAAATAGTGCGCCAGCTCCAAAAAAGCAAACGTTAACTACAAACTACCTAGACCTTTCATCTACAAGTGGATGGGGTCAACAATACGTACCAGACCTAATGGAACAAGAAGCTGAAGTTTTCGGACCGAGAACTGTTTCAGGTTTCTTAGCACAAGTTGGGGCTGAAGAATCTATGACTGCTGATCAAGTTATTTGGTCAGAACAAAGTAGATTACACTTATCTTACAAATGTTATGTAAGTTCTGCTGCTGGTGGTACTACCGCTGGTACAGGTGGAACTTCTGTTCTTACAATAGAAAAAGATATCGATGGCGTCGCTATTCATAGTGATGGTCACGGTGTTAGAATTAATGACACTATTATTGTATCAGATACAACTAATGGTATTGTTAAATGTTTAGTTACAGATGTAAGCGCAACGACTGTAGAGTGTCTTCCTTATGATATTGGTGCTGCTAATTTAGCAACAACATCTTCAGAACAAACAACTATACTAGTTTATGGTTCTGAGTATGGAAAAGGTATGCAATACCGCACTTCCTCATCATCTCCTGGTGATACGGCATCTGATTCTAGAGGTGCTAACGAACCAAGATTCACAACTTTTTCTAATAAACCAATTATCTTAAGAGATTACTACGAAGTGTCAGGTTCTGATTCTTCTAGAGTTGGTTGGGTTGAAGTTACTAGTGAAGATGGTGGCTCTGGATATTTATGGTATTTAAAAGCTGAATCTGAAACAAGATTGAGATTTAGTGATCATATTGAAATGGCAATGTTAGAAGCTGAGTTGAACGATAGTTCATCTTTAGTTGATGGATCAATAATGTTAGGTTCTACAACAGCAGGTACTGGAACAGCTGGTACTGAAGGTTTATTCGCCGCTATTGAATCTAGGGGTAATATTACTTCTGGTGTTACTGGTGTTAATGCAGCTACTGACTTAGCAGAATTTGATGCTATCTTAGCTGAGTTTGATAACCAAGGTGCAATTGAAGAAAACATGATGTTCGTAAATAGAACTACGTCTCTAGCGATGGATGACATGCTAGCTTCAATGAATTCTTACGGTGCTGGTGGTACTTCTTATGGGGTATTCAACAACTCAGAAGATATGGCACTTAATTTAGGTTTCTCAGGATTCCGTAGAGGTTCTTATGATTTTTATAAATCAGATATGAGATACTTAAATGATAAAGCCACTAGAGGTGGTATTAACGCAGCAAGTGCAGCTAATGCGACTAGAGGAATTATGATTCCAGCTGGTACATCTTCTGTATATGATCAACAGCTAGGAAAGAATCTTAAACGTCCTTTCTTACATGTTCGTTATAGAGCTTCGCAAACTGATGATAGAAGAATGAAATCATGGGTTACTGGTTCTGTTGGTGCTGCTACATCAGCATTAGATGCGATGCAAATCCATATGTTATCTGAAAGATGTTTGATTACACAAGGTGCTAACAATTTCATGTTAATGAAATAAGCATTTATTACTTTAAAAGAACCGAGGTTTCGGCCTCGGTCCTTTTATTTTTATTAATTTTATTATATATTATATTATGGCAAAAACAAAAAAAGTTGAGGTGGAAGAACCTCAAATTCAAGAAGTGGCAGTTGAAACTGCCCCGGTTGTAGAACAACCAAAAGTAAGAGAAAGAAAAGTACCATCTAACGAATGGGAAATTAAAGATAGAATATATCTTTTAAAAGGTGGTAAAAAACCATTATCAAGATCAATTAAATCTGCAAATATATATTGGTTTGATGAAGAAGCTGGTTATGAAAGAGAATTAAAATATTGTCAAAATCAAAAAACCCCATTTGTAGACGAGATGAATGGCGATCAAAGATTAGAACATATTATTTTTAGAAGTGGTAGTTTATTTGTAGAAAAAGAAAAAACTGTTTTACAAAAACTATTATCCTTATATCACCCACATAAAGATAAAATATACGAAGAATTCAAACCAGCTAAATTAGCTGCTGATGAAATTGATGTTTTAGAACAGCAGGTTGAAGCTCTAGTTGCGGCTAGAAATGTAGATATCGATATGGCAGAAGCTATTATGCGCGCTGAAGTTGGTTCTAAGGTATCAGAGTTGAGTTCTAAGGAACTTAGACGTGATTTATTACTATTTGCTAGAAACAATCCTAAACTCTTCTTAGAGTTAGCAGATGATGAAAACGTAATGCTAAGAAACTTTGGTATTAGAGCTGTAGAAGTTGGAATATTAAGATTATCTTCTGATCAAAGAAACTTCTTGTGGGGTAGTAATGGAAGGAAACTAATGGTTATTCCATTTGACGAACATCCATATACTGCTTTAGCACATTGGTTCAAGACTGATGAAGGAATGGAAATTTATCAGAATATAGAAAAGCGATTAAATTCGTAACAATCCTAAAGAATAGCCACTCTTTTTAGGGGTGGCTATTTTTTTAAAAACAATATTATGAAATCAAAAGGATTAGGTGATACAGTAGAAAAAATAACAAAAGCGACCGGAATAAAAGCAGCGGTTGATAAGATTAGAGATTGGGAACGTAGTGTAGGTTTCCATAATAAGGATAAAGATTGTGGGTGTAATAAAAGAAAAGATAAACTAAATAAGTTATTTCCTTATAATTATAAATAACAAATATGATAAACATAGATACAGTATATCAAAAAGTTTTAGCATTTGCTAATAAAGAACAAAGAGGATATATAACTCCTCAAGAGTTTAATTTATTCGCAGATCAAGCTCAAATGGAAATATTTGAACAATATTTTTATGATATAAATCAATTTAGAAGAATACCAGGTAATGATAGTAAGTATGCTGATATGGTCGATGTATTGGAAGACAAGCTTAGTAATTTTAAACAAGGACCTACAGATATAGAAAATGGTGATACAGTTAGTGATCTAAGTCTTTCTATTCCAAACCAAAACCAAGATCTTTTTTATAGACTTGGTGATATAAGTTATGATTGGAAAGTTGTAGAAGAAATTAATTATGAGAATTTTTATAAAACCCAAACAGCTCCATTAACTAAAGCTACATCTAGTAGACCTGTATATTGGAGAAAAGATGGTAAAATATACTTTTCACCAAATCTAGGTATTTATTCAGTTCATTGGATACGTAAACCAAAAAAAGTTGATTGGGGTTATGTCGTTGTAAATGATAAAGCATTATACAATGTAGATGCTTCAATTGATTTTGAGTTACATCCATCAGAAGAATCTGAACTAGTATATAGAATATTAACTTATGCTGGTATCTCAATTGAAAAACCACAATTAACACAGTTAGCCTCAGGATTAGAAGCCGGTAAAAATCAACAAGAAAAAAAATAAATAAATGGGATTATTAGATAGCGTTACACAACATCAGTATTACCAAGGTAGTGATCATGGTAGTTATCAGTTCACTTCTTTAGATGATATTATAACACAATTTCAAGTAGCTTATGTTGGTGAAGATAAAATAATATCTAAGATAAAAAGAGTAGATATAGCTTTTCATGCGCAACGAGCTATGCAAGAGTTATCTTTTGACACTTTTAAATCTATTAAATCTCAAGAAATAGAAGTGCCAGCAACACTTCAGATGATACTCCCACAAGATTATGTTAATTATACTAAAATATCTTGGGTAGATTCCGCTGGTGTAAAACGTTTATTATATCCTACTTCTAAAACTTCTAATCCAACAAATCCATTACATACATCTAGTGGAAGTTTTGAAATTGAAGCAGTTGGACAAATAACAAATAATAAATACGTAATGACGCTAGACGCAGAATATAGTAATATATTAATTGGCATGGAAGTACACGGTGTGGGTATAACACCTGATACTATAGTTGAAGCATATAGCGTAACAAATGACGTAACTGTATTAACATTGAATAATAAATTAGAATTACCTGGTTCTGGTACCGGTTCTGGAGTTACTGTTTCTAATGCTACATATAGGTTTACATCAAGTGATGGAGTATTATCAAATACACCAACCACTCAACTACTTAAAAAAGAAGGGGATTTAAATCAAGGTAAAGCTTACATAGATTTTGCTACAGCACAAACGGATATTTCAATTGGAGATTTAGTTTCTCATGAATTTTTTCCAGTTGGTACTGTTGTAACTGATATTACATCCCAAACAAGTATGGATGACGGTACAAGAATTTATGTCTCTGAAGAAGCGACAGATCACGACCAATCAGGAGGATCTACTGCGGTTCACGACATTATTTTTACTTCTATTAATCCAACTTCTGATACTTGGTTAAAGTATAAATCTGCTACATCACTTGAAAATGATAATGATAATTATAAAGATGATAATTATTGGCCTTTAGACGGATCAAGATACGGGTTAGATCCGCAACATGCTCAAACTCATGGATCTTTTTATATAGATAGTGCTAATGGAAAAATACATTTTAGTTCTAATATTTCTGGAAAAACAGTTGTATTAGATTATATAAGCGACGGTCTTGGTGATGATGGAGAAATGGTGGTACACAAATTTGCAGAGGAAGCGATGTATAAATGGATTGCTTATGCGATAATGTCAACAAGAGCAAATGTTCCACCATCACAAGTTAACCGGCTTAGACGAGAGAAGTTTGCGTCTACAAGAACAGCTAAACTAAGATTATCAAATATTAAATTAGAAGAATTAACTCAAACATTACGAGGTAAGTCGAAACATATAAAACACTAGTACATGCCGGAGATTAAGCATAATTTTACTAAAGGTAGAATGAATAAGGATCTCGATGAGAGAATTATTCCAAATGGAGAATATAGAGATGCGATGAACATACAAGTATCGACTTCAGAAGGTTCTGATGTTGGTACTGTTCAAAATATATTAGGTAATAGTGAAGTTAATTTAAGCGGTGTTGGATTAGATAATATTATTGAATCAATAGTATTACCAAACGATTGTATTTGTATAGGAAGTGTTTCGGATGAAAAGAAAGATACTTTATATATGCTTCTTACCGGAAGTAATAAAGATATAATTGTTGAATACAATACTAATACAAAAGAAGCTTTGATTGTTATTGCCGACATGCATAAAACAAACTCTAATCGGCCTATATGTTTAAATTTTGACGTAAACAGCATAATAACAGGTATTAATATAATTGACGGCATGTTATTTTGGACAGATAATAATTCTGAACCTAAAAAAATAAATATACAAAGATGTAAAGATGGTAATCCTAATAACAAAGGACATACGCACACAAAACTTGTAAAAAATGGAGAGGTTACTTCTGAAAAATTAAAAGAATCTCACATAACAGTTATAAAAAAATCCCCTAAACATCCCTTAACGTTAGAATACGAAGCGTTTAGAGATCCCCTTAAAAATTATACTGGTGTAATGGAAATTAGTGACAGTTTAAGTAATGAGAATTCATTACTAAACTCGTCAATAGGTTATATACACGATTTTAGTTTTCTAAATGTTGGTGATACTTTTAAAACTACAATAGAAACAGATATAGTTGGAAATGAAGAATTCTATTTAGATTGGCAAAATTGGATGCCTGTTGTTATAAAAGAATTTACTGGCGCTGGTGGTGCCGAAGCACCATCCATTCCTATTTCTAATTATACTATAAAAGGTAAAATAACAGATTGGGATGAAAATAAGTTTTACAATGAAAATCCTCAGTTAGTAGTAAATACTACTTTTGATGACGATTCTAATTGGATTTTTGATAGTTATTGGCATCATAGTAGTTTCAAAAAACGCTTTGAATACGATCCTTATACTCCTGATGCATCAAATCCTGCCACCAGAGTTTTAGCAGGTAACGGTAATGAAAAACTTAAAGTAAGTGTTGCTAGTAGTGGGTTAAATGATGATATAAAGCAAGATAGAATATATCGAGTAGAATACACTATCAAAAAAGTTGCTCCAACCATTCCATTAGAAGGTGAAGTAATATTTAGAATAGTTGATGATACGGGTAAATATGAAACAAGTACACCACAATCAGCTAACGGTACTCATTCTGAAGATATTACGATAACCGCAAGTTCTACTGCACATCCTAATAGTTATGAAAATGTATTATATTTTGAATCGCATGGTGGCCCATCAAACCCAATACCTTTCTTTGTAGGATCTATTGATGACGTAACTATTACTGACGTTACACCTACAGATTCAACTAGAGTAGAAATAAGGATTGACTCTATAGATGGTATACCACCTACGGTTGAAGATACGGCTACAAGTTTAAAGTATGCTATTGATAAGTTTGACACGGAAGAAAAACTATTTGAATTTAAATTCCCAAGATTTGCTTATAGATACAAATATGAAGATGGAGAGTATTCTACATTCTCTCCTTTTACAGAAATAGCGTTTGTTCCAGGAAGTTTTGATTATCACCCTAAAAAAGGTTATAATTTAGGTATGACAAATAATTTAAAATCCTTAACAATAAAAGGTTTTAAAAGATTAATACCAGAAGATGTAAAAAGTATAGATATACTGTATAAAGAAGAACATTCACCTAATATATATATTGTTGACACAATAAAAGATTTAGATAAAGTAGAATATAAGATAACATCAGAAACAATTAAAAATGGTGTTGTTCCTTCTAATCAATTACTAAGACCATGGGATAATGTACCTAGAAAAGCTTTAGCACAAGATATTGTTGGTAATAGAATTGTATATGGTAATTATAAACAAAACTATGATTTAAAAACTAATGATGGATTCGGTAATCTAACAGATTATGATATTTCTATTGAGTCAACCATTGTATCTCCAAAACCAAATAATTCTAGAGTTGGTAAAAAATCTATAAAATCATTAAGAGAATATCAAGTTGGTGTTGTATATACTGATGAATATGGAAGAGAAACGCCTGTATTAACTAGTTCTAGTGATACTTTAAAAGTAAGTAAAGATTTATCGGCAGAAATAAATCAACTTCAAGTTCGTATAATTAATGAAGGAATTCCGATAAACATGAAATATTTTAAATTTTATGTAAAAGATACTGGGGGTGAATATTATAATCTAGCTATGGATAGATATTACGACGCCAAAGATGATAATATTTGGTTAGCTTTTCCATCAACAGATAGAAATAAACTTGATATTGACGACTTCATAATACTAAAAAAAGGTGTTGGGCAAGTTACAAATGATAAAGATTTAATAAAGGAGAAAGCACAGTATAAAATTTTAGATATACAAAATGAAGCTCCAGATTTTATAAAAAGGAAAGAAACTTTAATAGCGTCAAAACTTCACACTGACGGCGACTTCTTTTTATCTAATGATCTACCAGCAGAAAGTGATATCAATTTCTCTGTTGATTATGATGTAATTCAAAATTCATCTTATGCAAATCTACATGAAGATTTTAGTAAAGATTCTGATGTAGAATACCATATATCTTTAAATAACACCGACACGAATAGAACTTCTAATAGATATAAAATCATACAATTACATAACCGTGAAATAAGTTCTAGTGACCACCAATGGAAATTCACTTTAGAACACCCGTTCACTAATGAGATTAATTCCTTTACTGACGATCCTACAGGAGTGAACGTTACAGAAATACTTAACAATACGTACTTAAATATATATAGAACCGCTGTAGACAAGTCTGCCTCTCATAAATTTGATGGTAGATTTTTTGTAAAAATATATAATGACGATATATTTAAGAGAACATTAAAAGAGAAACACGATGAAGATGAAAATAAAGAATATAAATCTATTGGTCATTCTCGTAAAATATATTCTTTAAAAACACATTCAGGTAATCATCTTGACAAACACTATGACAGCGGTTACGAAGTGTTTAAAGATATAGAAACCGAAGCTTCTTCTGTAGGTTTGCATGATAGAACGTCTAATTTTAAAACGTCAACTATACAGTGGCACACTTGGGAAAATTATTCTTTAGTTACAGATAGGTTTGGTAAATATTTAGGTACTTTAAACGGTAAAAAGGAAGCTGCAAATTTTAGTAAATTTGGAAATAGAACTACTGTTAATACAAGAGATACTCGGATATGGCGTGAATATGACGCTTATTTTAGAGGTATAAACACGTATTTAGGTGATGATGCGGTTAGATTAGATAGAGTAAATAAATTAGATTTACACGGTACAAACGCTGATGATCAAAAATTTGAAGACGTTTGGTTTATAGATGAGGCTAAAAGCGCCGGACACTTTTTCCATAGTAGTAGTGATCCTAATGCAAATACAGGATGGGACACAAGACCGTATACATGGTTTAAAAATTCCGTAGGTTTAACTGGCGATGGTAAAGGTCACGGTATTTTAGAACTAGCATTTGGTGGTATTCAACCAAACGACTGGTCAACAAGTTCAGATGGTGTTGATAACGATCCTAGTTTTTATGATTTATCAGATCAAAATCTTAATTATTCAGAAAAAGAATCTGATTTTATAAAAAATATTGCTGTTGGTAGTCAATTTAGATTTAAAGAAGATCCGGATCATACGGTGTATACTGTAATGGGTGTCGATATATTTCTCCGTGCTAGATATGAAAGTTTATTAAACTACTCAAATCATGATACGAACTTTGTCAGAAATATTAGTGGTAATAGTAGTGTCAGTGATCCTCAATTACAACCAAAACACCTATTTCCTTTTCATGCTAAAGCTAGAGAAGGTAAAGCATCTGGTTGGGATACAAGTAGCGGTAACGTATCTAATGCAAATAATACTTTTGGAGGAACGCTCAGTCAAACTGGAAAAGGTCTAGCGACAAATTTATCAACTACTGGTCTTATATTCGCAACTAACAGTTACTTAAGACCTAGTAATTATACAAAAAATTGGAGACTTACACTGGACAAATCGTTTACAGGTAATTGGAATCCATTAGAGACTGGGGCCAGTCCAATAAGCGGTGGATCACCTATTAATTTAACAGCTACTGGAAGTAGTAAAAATTCTATAACTACAACTTCCATAACTGGTATTGGGAATAACAAAAACCAATTGTCTATTGGTATGGTTTTAAAGAGGTATGTTACTACAGATTTAACTATTCCAGCTATTGTTTCTGAAATATCAGAGACAGGTGGAGTATATACAGTAAAATTTAAAACATATGGTGGTGAGGAAGATTTTGCAAGTAGTGGAGCTGGTTCAATAGCTGCTATTGCAAATACAAATGTTCTAGCGTTTTACCAATATCCAATGAATAATCTAAGTCCTAACTCTGCAAAGAACTTAAACTTCTTTAGAGATGGAAAAAGGTTTAATAGTTCTAAGGCTGGTACAGATGCTGTTGGTTATACTTTAGAATGGGTTGAAGAAAAAACATATCGTTCAGAAGAAGAAGTTTTACCAAAAAACCCTGCTATATGGGAAACTAAACCAAAAGAAAACCCAGATTTAGATATATACTATGAAGCATCAGGTCGAATTCCAATAAATATAGAATTGACAGAAAGTAATTTACTTGATTTTATTCCTATTGGATCTATAGTAGAACACGAAAGTAGTAATACTATTCCTCCAGGCACAGTTATAGAAAGTATTGATATTAATAATCAAAAAATAACTTTGTCAAATGATATTGAAATAATTATTCCTCCAGGATCTGCTGGTTTACTTGGTGGAGGAATAGCTCCAAGTAATTTTTCAACTTCACCTTAATAAATAATATATGGCTATAACTTATTCAACAAATGTAACTATTCATGGTGGCGATTGGTTAAAGATCACACGTCCAGATGGTAGTGTAGTGCATGTTAGAATAGCTCCCGGTGGTGCTAACGTGGGTAGTACGATTGCAAATCATAGTGATACTTTTACTATAGAGGCTGTCAGTGGACATAACGCTAAACATGTGTTAAATTGGAATAATTGCTATTCTTTTGGTAATGGTGTCGAATCTAATAGGGTTACCGATACTTTTAATAATCCTTATGTAACACCTGGTGTTAGGGTATCAACAGTATTTGAAGACTATAAAGAAGAGCATAGAAAATATGGATTAATATATTCTGGTTTATATAATGGCATTAGTAGTACAAATAATTTAAATCAATTTATACAAGCTGAAAAAATAACAAAAGATATAAATCCAATATATGGTAGCATACAAAAAATACATGCAAGAGATACAGATTTAGTTACTCTTTGTGAAGATAAAGTTTTAAAGATTTTAGCAAATAAAGATGCTGTTTATAATGCTGATGGAAATCCGCAGTTAACAGCTAATATAAACGTATTAGGACAAGCAATACCTTTTGTGGGTGAGTATGGAATATCTAAAAATCCAGAATCATTTGTTTCTGAAGCATACAGGTCGTATTTTACAGATAAGCAAAGAGGTACAGTAATGAGATTATCAAGAGACGGGTTAACACCTATATCTGAACATGGTATGAAAGATTGGTTTAGAGATAATTTAAAATTAGGTAATAAACTTATCGGTAGTTACGATGATAGAAATGATGAATATAATATAACTATTGGTAATCAGACAACAGTATCATTTAAAGAAGATGTTAAAGGTTGGGTTAGTTTTAAATCGTTTATGCCAGAAAATGCTATCAGTTGCGCTAATAATTATTTTACAATATTGGAGGGAAAATTATACGAGCATTATAATGAAAACGTAGATAGAAATACTTTTTATAATACCTATGCAGATTCTAGTGTAAGCGTTATATTAAACGATATTCCTGGAAGCGTAAAATCTTTTCACACGTTAGATTATGAAGGTAGTCAATCTAAAATAGATCCTAACCAAAATACTATCTCAGGATCAAATTTAGCTATAGATAATAGTTATTATAATTTACGAGGTAAATCCGGTTGGTATGTAGATAATATAAAAACAGATAAACAAGAAGGTAGTTTAAATGAATTTATAGAAAAAGAAGGTAAGTGGTTTAATTATATTAAAGGTGTAAACTCTACTATAAGTGAAGAAACAGATTTTGGAGCATTTAATATACAAGGAATAGGTATTTTAGAAAGTTTTGATCCTAACGCGGCTACATTAAATTTTGCTAATAATATTAATACATCTTTGCAAATTGGTGATGTTATATATTTTCAAACACCTAATCATAATAGTATTTTTGTAACTATAGCGAGTAGTAATATATTGGAATATGGTGTTGTTATAGATATACAAAAACAATCAATAACGGTTGATACTCCTGTGAACACTCCAGCGGTAGGAGATTATATATTGTTTTCTAAAAATCAAGTAGTAAATATGTCTAGTTTATTAGGGTATTATGCTAAAGCAACATTTAAAAACAATTCTACACATAAAGCTGAATTATTTTCGGTTAATTCTGAGATAACAGAAAGTAGTAAATAAATTATAATATGGCAAAGATAATTAAAAACTTTAATATAGATTTAAGCAGTATACGCGCTGAAGGTGATACAAGACAATTTAGCGTAATTGGGGATGATAATTCTATATTTTCGTTAGAAGTAACAAATGAAGATGGTTATTATTATAATTTTAATACTAATACATTTGCCGCTGCATATAAAAGATTAAAAAATCAAAAACTAGTTGGTGGTGTTTATAAAGGGTCTATTACATTTCCATCGGTTGGAGATCCCGATCAATATAATATTAGTCTTTATGCGGAATCACAACACGATACAATGCACGCGGATTATAATGAAGTTAGATTTGGTGATGGTAGTATGGATATAAATTCATCAACAGGTTCTAGTTCTAATTTATTAAAAAAAGTAATATATCAATATGATGATGTCGTTGTTACATTAAGTGCTATATCACCAAACAGTACATATCGTAGTACTGGTAACTTTCACGGTATGTCTGTTACAGCAGATACTATCACGTTAGGAAGAGGTGATTCATCTGGCAAAACACCTTTTTCTATAGGCGTGACGGTTGCAACAACTAAAGCGATACAAATAACTAGACAACCAACATCAAGTGATTTATCTGCGGTTACTAGTGTTACAATGGATAGTGGTGTTTTAATACCAAATGAAGATATTTGGGCTGGAGCAGCTCGTAGTACAGATACTGTAAATGGCGCATCTGAGGCGAGCACAACAGTAACTATGGATACGGCTGTTGCTACTAAAATGGCTGTTGGTGATAGAGTTACTGGAACTGGTATTGCTAGTACGTCTGTAGTTACAGTAGCATCTTTAGATGGTACTTATAGATTTGTTGCTTCAGAAGCTGTTACTATTAGTGACGGTGTTACTTTAACTTTTACTCCACCCCGCTATTATAGATGGAGTATAAATAGTGGAAGTACCCATAGTATACATAAATTATTACCTGGTATGCGGATGTTTACTGCTGATTCTGATATTGATAACTCAAATGATAATATTATAAGTAGTTATACAGATAACACATTAATTACAACTGAAATTAATAATGAAGGTGAAATTGTTGAAGTAGTAAATACTGTTGTAAACGCTAGTTCTCCCGCGTTAGATCCTCTAGTATACAAACCAACAATTACAAACGGCGTAGTATCAAAACAATTAGGTTATATTACATTTAATAACCAAATACATAATGATTTAAATAGTATAAGCGCTAATTATATAGCGTATGGTCCAGATATTATAAAAGCAATACACAATGCTGAGATAAGATTAACTGATCTAAAAGTTGAATTAACAGCGCCAACAACGACTACCACCGCGGCGGTTCACGCAAGCACAACAATACCAGTTGCGGATAGAGAAGGCACAATAGTAAATGTTTCTACTATTAGTGGTATTGGAATAGATCCCTCCGTGGCAAATCCAACAATAGCAAGCGCAACAGCGGATGGTGCTGGTAGTTGGACAGCTAGTGTAGCTCAAACATTAGAAAGTGGAATTACATTAACAGTGGGAGGTACTAGTAGAACAGCAACAATAACAGGTAACATAGAACTTGAAAATGTAGATGATACTAGTTTTACAGTATATTTTGATCTTGAGAAGTTCTTATCTGCATCGTAATGTAAAAAAACAGCGTAAACTGTAACTATATATATACAATTAAATTAAATTATGTCAAAAAATGAATTACAAAAACTATGGGATTCCGAAGTACAATTACCATATAGAGAAAAAGTTGAAAAGTTACAACAAGTTCTTGTAAATTATTGTAAAAATAATAATCTAGATCTTGATGTTGCTAAAGAAGGAAAGCGAGTTGTTTATCCAATTGAAACTAAATATAATCACTATTTTTCAAAAGGTTTATATATTAGAGAAATGTTTTGTAAAAAAGGATATCTAGGTTTTACTATTATACACAATACAGCTAACCCATTATTTCTTATGAAAGGTAAAGTAGCTTTTTCCTCTGAAGATGGAGTTGAAGAATTAACAGCACCAACTTTTATTTTAACAAAACCTGGAACAAAGAGAATTTGTTATTGGTTAGAAGATAGTACAATAGTTACAGTTCATCCAAATCCAGATGGTTTAACCGACTTAGATAAAATAGAAAAGAAAATGTTTTCCAGTACTTGGAAACAATACGATGATAGTTTGGAGCGAGATGTTTGGGAGATGATATATCATAAAGACTACAATAAAAAAATAGAAAATGAAAAAGATAAATAAATTACTTTTAGAGTTATACAGAGATAGAAAACAAATTATATTTTTATGTTTTCTAGCATACGTATGTTATCTATTGCAAGATTTAGTACCTTCAGAATCAGATCTTATGCTCGCAAGCGGGTTGTATATTGGTCTTGGTAGTTTAGCGCTTTCTGCTACTGGAATGTTTTTAGGAAATAAATCCGCTAACGACGCTAATGATATAGCAAAAGAGAACCAAGCTTTAACAGCCCAAATTGCAAAAGAACAATTAGCTTTTCAAAAACAAGAACAAGCAAAACTTAACGCTCAAAAAGATAAATATAGACGTATGGAATTTAAAAATCCATACGCAGAAATAGAAAATCCTTTCGCTGGCATGGAAAATGTCTTTGAAGATCTAAAGGTAGATACTTTAGCTGCAGAATTTCAAGCTGAACAAGGAATGCAACAAAGAGCTAATATAATGCAAGGTTTACGTGGTGCCGCTGGAGGTTCTGGAATAGCTGGTTTAGCACAATCACTAGCAAGTCAAGGACAATTACAAACACAACAAATTTCAGCTGGTATTGGGCAGCAAGAAGCGGCAAATCAAAGAATGCGAGCTCAAGGAGCACAACAAATACAACAAATGGAAAGACAAGGCGAATCAGCTACGCAAATGGCTAAACTCGGCGGAGAACAATTATTACAAACAATGGAAATGGATAGACAAGCTACTTTGCTTGGTATTCAAATGGGGCAATCAGCTGGGGCGAATGCGGCTTTACAACAAGCTTACTCTAATCAGTTATCAGCTGGGGCTGCACAAGCTAGTTTATACGGAACACAAGCTGCTGGTATGTATGGTATGGCAGGTCAAGCATTAGGGGCTGGGATTACCTCTCTTTATAAGTATGGTAGTGGTACTGGTACTGGTACTGGTACTGATGAAGGATAGAATTAAAACAAACTAATATTTAAATTATGGGAGCAGACGCAACATTAGTAAACGCAGCATATGCGGCAGGTATGGCAAACGTACCTGGAGATTACTCAAAAATCTTTAATAAACAATATGAAGGTCTTTTATTAGCCCACACAGCAAAATGGAAAGCCTTTGGGGATTCTATGGCGAAAGTTGGTGAATTAACTACAGCATCTATTGCACAACAAAATCTATGGGATCAAGCGTTTACCACTATGGGTGACAATTGGGAAGAATTCAGCAGAGGTATATTTGATGGGAAAGGCGTACCTTCAACTACCGTTGGAGGATTAGCTACAGATAATGCTCAAAAAGGTGTAGATGATAACGTACAACATTATGAAGAGGGTGGTTCTTTACCCGCTAGTCACTTTAACGCGGTTCAAGAAAGATTTGAAAATATTAAATCTGAAATAAAGAAAATTGATAATAAAAAATTCAGAACAAGAAAGGATAAAAAGAAAAGAGTTGAATTATATAAGAACTATGAACTTTTAAAACAAGAACTCTTAAAAGATAAGGCTACAGCAATTAAATATCATTCATCGGGTACAGGTGGAGAAAATAGTCTTATAGATTGGACTGGAATGTCAAAAGCAGCAGATAGAGGCGAACTTGATCCAGAATTAATAACATTATTAAAACATGTACATGATCCTAAAATTGATTTTGAAGACTATGGTATTAGGGTTTGGATAAATGATAAGAATGAAAAAATAGTTGATTATTTTGAAGGTAGATTAGGTATAGAGTACTCTGTTAATAACGGTGGAAGTATGTTTAATATGATGACTTATGGTACTACACCTAAAACTAAATCTATAAAATACCGAGATTTAATGAAAATTATAAAATATAGACCGCTTGAGCAAGTGAATAATATAGATGCAGTATTTGATAATATTGAAACCCAAGCTACAGCGGTAATAAAAGGTACAAAAACTCCAATTAACAGTAGTTGGACTAACAATATAACTGGAGGTTTAAAATCTGAGAGTCGTAAAGCTTTTATGGCTGAATTAAAAGATGGTAAAACTTTAAATTATTTAGCTACTACTGATTTATTTGGCACAGGTAGGATATACGAAAATGATATTGATAATATAATAGATGTTTTAACTTATGAAAAAATATTAGGTAAAGATCTTTCTCAATTTGATACTAGTGGAGATGGTGTAATTGACGAAAAAGAACTAAGTGGCATTGGTGAAAACTTTTTGAGTCAAGCAGATAAAAATAAAATAAAAGAAGTTTTGACAAATCCTAAAACAGAAGAAGAATTAGTGATAGCTCAAAATGAGTTTGCGGATTACTTAACTAGTATAGGTGAGCAACATTTTAATAATAACAAACCAGCAGCAATTATCAATAACAACAATATAATAGTTGAAGGAATGCCATGGGCTAATCGAATGCCAACTACTGAAGATCAAATAGCAGCACACGCGCGTGTAGAAGCTGTGGTGATGGAGCAACCAGAAATTTTTTACAAAAAGAATAAGTGGACAAAAGAAGTTGGTAGCCAATGGGGAAAACCAGATGTAGTTACTTATGTGGATGTATCAAAACCACCGGTAAGGAAAACAAAAGCTGAATTAATTCAACTAGTAGGTAGAGGTAGTACTTATGGTAATATACCAACTGATTTTGATTGGAGTACGGTTAAAACAAATCCAACTACAAGTACAAAGGTGAACTACGGCGACGAATAATATGAATACGCAAACATTACGTAACATTTGGAATAAATTATCTAACGATGGTTTAGTTAATAGTGATTTTGATACTTGGAAAAATAACTTTTTAACTAATCCAGAAGTGCCTGGTAATGTGTATCGTTATCTACGAGAAAATGGATTAGTAAATAGTTCCCCAGATGAATGGGTGAAAAATATTTCAACACCAACTCCTGTAGAAGATATACCAAGTGTATCCACAGATTTACCAGAAGTAGATGCAGCACCAACTGATCAAACTAGTCAACCAAGGGTTAATGTACCAACCCAGATAGGTAAAGCACCTGAATTAACCGCTAAAGAATTAGCGTCATATAAAGATCCTGAAGTTGATAAAAGAGTTGAAAAAGAAAAAATAAAAGGAGTTGAATTTGCAAAACTCTATAACAGACGGAAAAATATAGAAGATAAAACAGGATTATGGGAGAATCAGTATCCACAACTTCAAACTGGAACTGAAATTAAAAAAGAAGGATACCCAGGGTATGCACCAGGATTTGCACCTATAGAAGTGCCTACTTACGAGCAAGCTGATGAAGATAAAATGGAAGAAATCATCGCGGACGCATCTGCTGAGTACAAGAATATATTTGAATCAATGCTATCTAATGATTTTAAAATGTTATTAAGTATGGCAAATCCTGAAAATTTTAAAGATGAGTATGAAGCTGAGTTTGAAAAATACCACGATAAAGTATACTCAAAATTAAAAGGAAAATATCCTGGTCTAGATAGATTTAGTTTTAATAAAATTGTTGGCTATAAAAGAGGCACAACAGGACACCAAAAAGGATTATTTTCAACAGCATTACAAGAAACTGCTTCAAAGGTTGGAGAGACAAACAATAATACAAATCTTGCTGGGGCAAATAAATTAGATGGTGGGTTTGAAATGTGGATACACGATATTTTAGAAAGCAAGATAAGTCCTAAAGAAGTTGAAAAAAAGAAACTCGTAAAATCAATAAGAGATAAATATAACCGATTAACAGAATTAAAAGAAAAAGATCCCGAATCTACAGAGATTACTACATTAATAGCTGAGATAGAAACTGATAGAGAAGATTGGAAAAAATTAGCTACGTATACACGTACAACAACAGGTGGAAAATTTGAAGAAATAAATCCGCTATTAGCTAGCGAACGTTTTAATTTAGAAACAGGAGCATCTAAATATAGACAACAAAAGATTGCGGAAGCGAAAAAGAATTATAGACCAAACGCAAGCTCTGATGTCGCTTCTAAAAAACAATCAAATCCTAAATTAACCGATTTTGAGGCACATGAACTTGTCTTCAAAGCGGAGGCCTTTAATTTACAACAATTACATGTAGCAGGTAGAGAAGAACAGGTTAATTTAAAGTTCAACGCCGGTACTGCTCCAGATTTATTTAAACAGTTGCGTGAAAGGAATCTTATACCAGCAGATAGATTTAACGAAGAAGGAATACTCATATCTAATGACCTCGATTTAAACGTTCCAGTTAAATCAGTATTTGATGCTGGTTATGATGGTAGAGATTTTACAGGAAAAAGTAATAAATGGGGATATAACGTAAAAATAAGTGATGAAGATATGCTCAAGTTAGTTAGTTACGAGGACGCTGTAACTAGAACAATGGGTAAATTAGAATACTTACACGAAACAACTTATGTAAATAACGATCCTGAAACGTTTGATCGCGGCGGAACACTTGGTGAATTGGCTAGAGGTACTATAACTAATATCTTAACACATTTTACAGATATAAGTTATGACGAAGCGGATGAAATAGCTTCTCTTGGCCCTGGAAAAACGCACGCTGCTATGTTAAATGAATTTGAAAAATTCGTTCCTAAATACAACGAGATGTTAAGTGACGAGATAGCTGCTGGGGAAATTGATGAGTTAGGATTTACTGAAAACGATATGGCGGCTATCGAAAGAACATTTGGAGAATCTGTTGGAGAAGGATTTGGTCATTTCGCGCCTATGCTTATAGAGTTAGGTATTATATCTGCGGGTACAGGAGCTATATTGTCAGCGCCAAAAATTGCTAAAGCATTATCAGTGTTGAGGACAGGCAATGGTTGGAAACAAGCGCAATATTACGCTATAATGGCTATGATTGAGGAAGGTAAGATGTATACTGCTGGGTTTACACCTGGAACAGGCGCTGCGTTTTATGCTGGTGGACAACTAACCGCTGGATTTACACCATTTAAAAGACGTTGGAAATATCTTGATCCGTTTTTTCAAAAGGTTATAAAAGGTGGTCCTGTGGGAATGATGTCTTCACAAGCGGCTACAGTAGTATCTTCAGCTGTAGAAGATTTAAGGGGAAATGCAGATTTTCAACGAACTATGGAAGAGCATTTTGGTAATCTTACCTTTAAAGATTTAGCAGTAGAAGCAATAGTATTTAGTATTGCCGGAGCTATGCACGCTAAAAAGACTGATTTTATGTCTACAAGAGGTAAGTACGACGCTATAACCGAACTACAGAAAGAGATTAATATTGAAAGAGAGAATCCTAAAGGAAAGAAAAAAGAAGTTGCAAACGAATATGTTGTAATATCTCCTGAAGGTAAAAAAATGATTCTCACTCCAGAACAATGGATGGGTTTAGACACCCAAGTAGGTTGGAAGATTGAACAAAAACCAGGAGATCTTAAACGCACTTTGAGTCCCGAACAACAATCAAGAGTAGAGACTTTAAGCGAAGCAAAACGTGTGTTAACAAAAATGGCGGAGATGGAAACAACTGCTATAGAACTCGATCCTAATCATAAAGATTTTGAAGTTAACGTGCGTAAAAAATATATGGATCCGGTTAACGCAACTATGAAAAGTTTATATAAAGGTTTTGAAGGATTCAAAATTGAATGGACCGAAAACAGCAACGATCCTAGACTTGGTAGAGGTTCTGAATGGGGACCAGCTAAGTATCTAGATCCAAAAGGTAAAGGTGAAGCTGGAACAATATTATTTCTAAAAAGAGCGTTTAGTCCAGAAAGATTAATACATGAGATAAGTCATGTTGGTTTAGAATCTTACTTTAGAAGAAATGAACAAGTCCTCGAGCAATTTACTGGAAAGATAGCTAAACTATTTGAGAAGTTTGACTTCAAAGCTTACGACGGAACACCTCTTGGTGAATATATTGATAAAGCATATAGTACAGAAATAGCGGAACAAGGCCCAACTGTTAAACCACGAGAATTCTTAGCGCACATGTTTGAGTTATTAACTGATCCAAAGATATATTATCAAATAGTAGCACCTAATTTCTTTAAAGAATCTAAACAAGAATTACTTTCTATAATGGAAGAGTCTTTTGGTATAAAACCTAAAATTAGAACAGTAGAACAGTTTGTTGATTTTGTAGGTAGACTTTCTATAGATGCTAGAAGAGGTTTAGGTTTTCAAGCAAAAATGGCTAGATTAGCTGATTTAGATGAAATTACTTTTGAAGGTATAGAGTTTGTTGAAAACAATAAAAGAAAACTAAAAGAAAATACTGAACGAGGTTTCTTTGGATCATCTAAAGATTTAGGAAAACAAAAGAAAGTATTTTTAGAAAACCAACGGGAGTCTAAACTAGAAGATGCAGATGGAAGGAAAAGAGAAACTCCTCTTTATTCTGTTGATAAATATCTTTTCACTGAAGATGGTATTAGAAAATATGACACTGTAAAAGAGTTTATGCAATCTGATGATTTTTATGGAGCTTACGAAAAACTACTAGGTCCTAATGGCGTGTTTGATAACGCAAAAGGTGATCCAAAGAGCGGTAAAGGAGGTATCTTATACGGTATTGGTGGAAAAGGACATGCTAGTATACCATCTGAGCAACATGGTGCTTTTGTTAAAGATGTAAAAGAGAAGTTAATGAAGAGACTTACCGAAACTTTTAACCCTAAAGAAGGTGGAGGTAGTTTATATGGATACTTTTTAAACCATGCCATACCGTGGGAAAAAACTAGAGTACAAACAGAATACATTGAAAGTAAGAAAACAGGTAAAAAAGGTGGTATACCTATAGATAAAACAACTGAAGAAGGGGTTGGAATGCAGCTTGAAGCTCCAGCTGATCCTATGATGAAAAAACTAGAAACGGAAATAATAATACCAGGTAGAAAAAAACTAGAGAAAAAAGAAGGTCCACAACAATACGTGGATATGATTAAAGATAGTTTTAAAAGTGAAAAAGAAAAAGAAAAGTACACTAAAGATATTGATAAAGCCGTAGTAGAAGCCGATATTAATATAGATGTAGAAAAACCTACATATAAAGGTGTTAAAAAAGAAGTTGTTGGTGTAGAAAAAATAACACGTATAGATAAAAAGACTGGTAAAGTTGTAATAGACAAAAAGACCGGCAAACCTAAACTTTTCGCCCCAACTAAAGAGGCTGATGTAACGCCTGCCGGACGATTACCTAAAGTTCTAGAAATTATAGCTGATAAATATGGTATACCATTAAAAAGAATGTTGGCTACACAAACGCTTACTGATCCGATGCGTACAAAAGCTAGGAACCGTATACTACAAACTATAAATAGCTGGAAAAGATCTTTACCTGATGGTGAAACTATTAGTGGTACAGCTACTGGTATAGCTAATACTTCTTGGGCATTTTTATATAATTTTCCAGGTGGAAGAGGTAGTTTTGCTGAAGGTAAAACAGCAGCGGGTAAAGCGCCTGTAACAAGAAGAAAAGATATAACTACCCAAGAAATACTAGATGCTGTTGGTATCGACGCTAATGGAAACTTTTTATCTGGAACTAAATATGACTCGGCTATAAAAGAATATATAAAATTAGAAGCGCAATGGACAGCGGTTCAATCAATGATGAAAACTGGTAAGGGTAGATTTACTCAAGCTGCTTTAGCAGAAACAGGTTCTGGTAGAAACGAAAGTTTATCTAGTAAGATGTTGAAAGAGTTTAGTGAAACATTCGGAATAGAACCTGAGAAAACTCAAGATATATTTATACAGTACGCTGTTGGTGCTAGAAGTCTTATAGATAAAAAACATTTAAAATTCTTAGACAGGTTTAAAGATCATGAATTTTTTAATAACCCACGAGCAGCGGCTTATTGGTCAGCTATTGAAGTTGAAGGTTTGAAAGGTAAAGCTTTAAAAACTGATTATGAGGTTGAGTTTAACAAGCATTGGGATAAGTTTGATGGGGATTTAGCACTTTGGAAAAATGAAAAAGGAGAAGATTTATTTACAGTAAGCACTAAAGATATAAAAGAGATAAACACAAAAGCTTTTTTTAGTAGTTACAAAGGCAACACGGTTGTTGACGTGCCAAGATTAGAAAAACATGTAGACCAATTATTAGAATTTGCTAGAATGTTACCTCGTGAAATTAGCAGAAGTTTAACGTTTTTTGACCAAGTTTTAGGTCTACATTATAGGGTAACTCAAGAAGGTCAATTAGAATTTGCTAAATTTGCTAAGAAATACAAAGCGGTATCTCCCGAAGGTAAGAAGAAAAGTTTTAGTGAAAAAGCATGGAAAAAAGCAGATACTACTGGATGGAAAATTATAGAAGAACCAGGTGACTTCCAAGGTTTTGTAATGGACTGGGAAGGTAATCCTGTTATAAACAATCGTCACGCTAATGTTAGACCATTAGCATCAAAAAATCTAGCAGAAAATGTTAATAAAGAAATTTGGAAAGATATTGATTTTGAATTTAAAGGAGCAACTACACAGGAAGCGGGTCAAAGAGCTATGTTTAAAGCTAAAACTTTTACAGAGCAGTTAAAGATAGCAGATAAATATTTTTCAGGGCTAGATAACAAAACAAAAGAAAAGATTTATTTTGCAGTAGAAGCAACTAAAGAAGATTTTATTAAGAAAGCTGGAAACAAAAAAGAAGCTTTAGATAGAATAGAGTGGATGTACCAACTTGCTAGAAATAATACTCACTTACGCTTAGGACTTAGACAAACAGTTCCCGTTAAATATGTCTTTTTTCCAGAAGGTAAAACTACTAACGAAAAGATAAAGTTAGAGCATTTAAAAGCTATGGTTACTCAATCTATCCAAACAGCTAATTTAGTAGCATCGGGTAAGTGGACAGAATCTGGTAGAGACG